ACCTCTTTTACATCTCGACCATCTTGCGATACGCCAAAAACTTTAAGGTAGCCTATTGTTTCACTGGGGTCTTCCGCCCAATCTGCATCATGCTCAACAAGAGGAAATCCAGCTGGTGAAATAACTTCAAGCGTTGTTGTATTTGAATAGCCGTAATTGCCGACTAACTCAGTCATGTGCAAATCAGCAAATAGTGATTTTTTGCTAATGCGCTGAGTGTCGCTTAGCTTTAAAGTGTAAGTGATTTCATCGTTATTGAATGACTCGACATACAGCGGCGTCCACAATACATAGTCAGTAAAGTCTATACTGGTAAGACCAACATAAAGTTCTACCCGATCATTGAACAACGAATCATCAGCAGAGTTTATTGTATTCAGCTCATCAGTGAAAGCGCGAGCCTTATCAACAATTTTAATTGTTGCGCCACCAATCGTACTCACACCCTCCTCCGGCTTAATGGTTTGGCTTGAGAAGTTTGCGCCGTCTTTTTCTATAACGCCTTGAAGCTGAATAGAGCTAGGGTCGGTGATCGTGATAGGTCGAGTGGTTACATATATCGTATTAGTAGCGTTAATTATCTTGGCGACAAAAACCGGTTCAGTGGATGTCGAAAGTGCTGCGTCTCTGTATGCTTCTGAGATATTGCGCATTAGATAGTCCGTAATTTGAAGTTATAGGCGAATTCATTAACGAAGGCACTTGAGCGGCGTTGGCGTGACCATGCACCGGATAACTGCACGTCAATCGGAGCGTCGGCATTATCCAAGTCTGTTATAGTAAATTCTTCAGATGCTGCCACGGAGTGCAAGAACATTTCGACATACTCAGTGGTTAGTGGCGTTGTCGCTGTGCTCGGTAGCGTAACTATGCCATTCTCAAGCATAGAGACTGAGATGTTGGAACCGATATAAAACAGGCTTGATTCTTCTGCGCTGCCGTCCATTGGTCTGGATGTCTTTTTACTTATGTCTGGCGATAAATCGAAAGCAGTTAAAGTTACATCTAGCTGGATCGTATCGCCTGAAGTTACCCCAGAAACAAGATTACGAATCGCTGTAAACTCTATCGTTGCATTGCTCATGATCTTAGTTCCCTATATTGTGCAGTGCCCCGCTTAATTGGAACGGCATCACTACCGAATAGCTCTTCCAGCTGGTCAACAATAGACTGAGTTGCATCGCCAGCTATATTGATTGTTGTTTGCGTGTTTTGAACTGTATCGCCTTGCTGAACTGGGTCTGGTATCGATGGGGCGCTACCTACGCCGCCTCCTGTCGAGCCATATTTCGTGCTCAATATCTTTGATACATTAACAAAAGCAGCCGTACCAATCGCCCACGCCGCTGGTGCTGCTAACGCCCCGCCTTGTGCTAGTGTTGCGTTGATTGCTCCGTAAGCATCAAAAGCAGCTTTAGAGGCTGCGCCGACCTTGCCAATCTCGAACAGCTCCTTACTCTGCGAGTCCATCAGGTCACGAAAGATTGAATCAAATGACCGATCGATCGCTAATACATTCTGTTGCGTTGACTTCTCTATTTCTTCGCGTTGCTTGGCTGCGTTAATGTCAGACTGTACGCGAGAATCAGCGTAAGCGCCGTATGCCCTAGACATATCAGCAATAAACAATAGTTGTTCATCTTTAGAGAGCTGGTAATAAGCTTGTTCAGCTTGGAATTGCATTTGCAAAATAGACTGATAGCCACTCAGGTTATCTTGACGCGCCATGTCAATTTCAGCCTGTGCGTCTTTAAATATTTGCAGCCTTATTGCCGCTGCTTCTGCCTCAACCGCTGCATCGCCACCCCACCAAGGCTTGCCGGAATCTTTAGCTCCTCGGTCAGTTTCACCATTGAGAATGCCAAGCTCGTTATTCAATCGCTCTAATGCTTGCCGCTCAGTGTCGATGGCTGCCGTGGTGTTATCCATGACAATTTGCTGCTGAGCCATTCGCTCGTTTAATAGGTTGGTAAATGTTGCGCCAGCCCTATTGTTCTCGTTTGCAGCCTCAAGCCTTTCGTTGTAGCCATCATACTGCTGTTGAGCCATTGCCAGCTTATCAGTAAGCTTTGTGATCGTTTCGTTGATTTCTTCTTGGCGTTTAGCTATGTCGCGTTTGATGAGTCTTGTTTGCGCATCAGTTAGCGCTTGCCATTCTTCTCTAAGCTCGGTAATCCTTGGTATAAGATCCTCTGCCTGTACTTTGGTTGTCTTCAGTGCACTTACTAGGGTTCCAACTAGAACTGCGCCTAGTGAGGCTATAACACCAACCAATGGAGCGCCTAACACGATACCTAAGTCTGCCCCCTGTTGGGATAATGCCGTAAAGGCACTAGTTCCGCCCTGAATCTGTCCAACCAACTGTTGAATTTGAATACCGGCTTGACCAGCTTGGCGTGACATTCCGCCCATTGCTGAGTTGGCGGTTTTGGCGTTACTGCTTAGGGCTTTTGTTTTAGATCCGGCATTCTTTGACTTGTTGCCGAAATCCTCAACTTCGTTACCAGCTTTGTCAGCAGCATTGGCGAGATTATCTAGGTCTTTATCAGCATTTTTAATGTCTGTTGAGTCTGCTTTTAAACCTAAACTGTAAATATCAGTCGGCATTATCTGAATCTCGCTAATGAACGTTTCATATTGGCAGAGACCATTTCGCTAATCTCTTCGGGTGTGCGTCCGTCATACGGCGGAATTAAGTTGTGGTCTTTCCCTCTGTATTCGATAAGCGCATTACTGTAAGCGCCAGACATTGAGATAAGCAATTCAATCTCATTCGGGTTCGGCTGGCTTCCGGTTATATTCATCCATGATTCAATATCCTGAAACCCAAACTGCAAACGCAATTCACAAAACCACGCCACAATGTACGCCCACGCTTCACAATCGGGTAAGGGCCATTTTGAAAGTTGCGCCCTTGTTTGCTTCTCACCCTCTGGCGTTACGTGTAACCAGCCAAGCATTTTTGCATATAGCGTTAGCTTTTCGCTGGCTTCTTCATAAAATTTGAGCGTTTTTCAACCGCGAGCCCAACTTGATCCATTAACCAAGGAAACTTCTCGAATATTTCAAGCGCCTTATCTTCGCTAAACTCTACTTCGTTTTCACCAAGCATCAGGCCAGACCAGCCCGTAACGCATTTAGAATACATGGCAGCGCTAATCTTATCCGAGTCTGCACCTTCAGCAGCAAGCCTAAACGCTTCAGACTTTGCCGCTCGATAGGCTCGCGAATCAGAGCCGACAATGGCAACCGTAATATCAGTGTCTTTACTTGACAACGGGTCCTTAACGGTTAAATCAAACCCTTTTTCCGCATACGAGCGTAAATCATAGTTTGATAAGTCCATTACACAACTACCGGCTTATTGTTGAGCTTAACGTTACCAGTAATAGACACCATTGAGCTTGCATCGCCTACACTTAGCGGCGCTGCGAAGATTTGCCCTGTAACATAAAAGATGGTGCCATCTTGCAGGGTCACTCGGTGCGAATAAACAACGTCTTTATTGGTGCCGTCAACCCCATCAAGGAATAATGTCTGGCCTGCGTCAGCTTGGTCGTAAGACATAACAGGAGCGAATTCACCGTAATCAGCGCCACCCTTTCGATGCTCAGTAATACCAGTTTTTAAAGGCTGGTCTGTAACGTCTTCGAATGTCGGCCCGAAATCACCAATATTAGTAACGCCCTCAACGTCAGTCCAAGTTAATGCAGCAAAACCAACGCTGTCATAAGTTGCAGGCTCAGCCGCGCTAATTGCGTAAACTGCGCCTAGTGATGTTTGTTTAGCCATGATAAATCCTCATAGTTTGTGACTATCGATTATAGTTCACTAATAGCTTTAGTTAAAGCCTGATTGAATTCCAGCACGGAAACTCTGACCATGCCGTTAGGTGCCTGTGTTGACCAGCCTTGGTATTCAAGTCTGAAAATGTAAGGAAGGTTATTTGTTAGATAGTAAACATTTCCCGCTGCATTAGCTGAAGTCGCCGCCGCTGAATTGATAGCATTTGATTCTGATACGCTTGTTTCATCGAACGTTAAATTCGGCCCGTTTAGTGATGCTGTCCAGTTGCCACGAGCACGACCAGTATCAACTGGAGTACGCTTAATGATTCTGGTTGATACGTCTATCAATGATGCACGAATGACTTGATCAGTGCCTTGCTTGGCCTTCTCAGCCCACTTTCTGATATCAGAACCGAAGCTCACGACAAAAGCCTATAGCGTACTGATACCGGCACAACAAAATAGGATTCATCCCGATCAAATGAGCCTGAAGCCCAACTCTTCTCAATTAGAGTTACGCCAGCAGTTGCAGCCTTTCCGAACTCAGTCAGTACAGCCTCAACCATTGCACGAGCATCAGCAGTACCGTTACCCTTCTTAGTCACGACATTGATCTGATAAATGCCTGTATAGTCCTGATAACCGTCACCAGCTAAAGCGCCAGTGCCAGTCTCAGCAGGTAATATAAACGCCTCAAGGTATGGCGATTGACCAATAACAAATCCGTTGGCGACCTCTGCATCACTTGGAAACTTAACGTCAGGCCATGCAACCGAGTAGCCTTGAATGGCTGCGAAGTCGCTTAATTTGGTTTCGAGTGCGCTTAGAATGTCGTTATACATTATTTCCTCAGCTGGCAGGTGTAAAGGATAACACCAGACTCATCAGGGTCTAGCTCTTCAAAGTTAACAACACACCATCCATTATAACGATCATCTACTTTGACCGCCTCACCAACGTAAAGCAACTTACGGTCACTCGATAGAATCGCAGTACCGTCAATCTCTCTGTTGTTAAACTTGAGTAGAACGCCATTACCACTAACCGTACTGGAAACCTCACTAGTAGATCCTGTCGCTGGATCGTAAGCGCCGTCAGTCGTTCTATTCAGCGTAACGGGCTTGCCGTTATCAGTGATCAGCTTAGTTGCAAGCGCTCGCATGTTTGCATAGTTAACAGCCATTAGTAGCGACTCACATTAAAGTTATAAATATTTCCGCCGCCTGAAATAAGCTTCTTCAGTGATGCGTTAATCTTAGGGTCAATCGTGCCACTCATTGCCCCGTCTTGATATTCAACCTCGATAACATCAACCTTTTCACGCTTAACCGCTGCGCTTAATACATTTTGAGGGCCGTTGCCTTGGTCTATTGCTGTTGCTGTCGCTAATTGCGCCGTTTTAAGGTCATTCGGTATGACATCAGACTCAACATAATAGCCATCGATATAAACGCCCTCACGAGGCCACTGCAAAGGCTGATCTGCTGTTTTCTTTGTGCCTATGAATGACTGTGACTCAATGTAATCCATAGACTCAATTAATAGCTGCTCAGTGCCAGCAGTAAGCGTAACGCCTCGCGCCGTTGCGTATGCCGTCAATTCAGCCTCGGTAACGTACGAGTTAGCACCCGCCACTATTGTTCCGTCTTCAACGATTATCGTCATTAGTGATACTCTTTAAATCTAAGTGATACAGAGAAGGTTCCGTTTACAGTTGCAGCGGGATCAACTTCAATCGCTAACTCTTGGTTAGGATAAATCACAATACCCGTATTCAGCACGTCAGTCCGCCGATCTTGCCCAGTTTTTAAAACTGTTGCTGGGCCAGTCAATCCGCCGCTAATTGTTCCGCCCGTTCGATATTCTAAAACGCTATTAACAGTGTCAACGTCGGTGAATGAAGAAGCGCCTGCGATAATCGGGTTTAGTGTGCCAAATACCGCGACCGTTTTGTTTAAGTCATTGGCGAACGTAACAACACCAAGCTCAACTTTTAAGTGATTATTTTTGCCATTGTAAGTTGATTTGTTTCTTATGCTTACGATGTTATTGCGACCGTTAATAATTCCGCCAGCGTCTAGCACTGTGACGTTAAACCAGCTGTCAGCAGTAGTGTTCCCCTCTTTTGCTGCTACTATACCGCCGCGCCATGAGCTTGTTAGTAGTCTAACTGTTGGACCAGAGCCAGAAACACGCTCAACTTTAACAGCCATTGGTAAGCTAGGGTTTTCTAGGTGAGTCTCTGTTGCTGTGCCGATATTTTTGATTACGTGAGCAACATATATAACGCCATCGCCACGATCAAATGCAACTGTAATATCTTTGAAACCGTGCCACGTAAACGATATAACAGGGATGTTTGCGCCTTGTGGGTTTAGCGTCCACCGGCTTTTCCCTTTACCGTCAAGTAAATCAATATTCCAATCAGCTTGCGGTATAAAATTTACATTCCCGCCTTCAATGTACCAGATGCCAAAAACTAAACCTTGATACCCCACAGAAATAGCATCTTGACCATTAAATAGGCCAGCATACTGATTTACACCTTCTTGAGGCTCGCCAAATATAACGCTAGGTCTACAGTAACAATCGTGTCCAGCTCTATACCGAATGGCAGCAAGGCTAGTTAGTGATGCCTCACCTATGCCAGTTCCGCACTCAACGTAAGCGCTTGATTTGATATTTCCAGTCGCACCAGTTCCAGCCGTAAAGCCGCCATTCAATACATCGCGCGTTCTTATGCCATACTGAAAATTGACAGATATATCGTCAAAATATCCGGCAGTTATCGACTCGCCCATCATGCTGACCTGCGACTCATGCTCGTAGCTGTCAGTAGATATAGAGCTAACTTTTACGCGCCTTTCTCCGATCACATCACTATCGAGTAAGTCGTTAGGCCCGAAATCAGGAACAGTAAAAGTTTTCATTACTTATCAGCCGCATTAGCGTGAATCTTACTGCGAGTCTTAGCCTTACGTTGACGTGGCTTTTTAACCTTCGCATAGGCGTTAAGATTTCCGGTCTTGTTGCGTTGTTCTGCCATGTGCTTTAGAAGTTGAGCACTAGTTAATGGGGTGCCAGCTTCAAAGCCATCTTTATTCACGCTTGATTCTTCAGCTTCTCTTACTGGCTCTTGGCCTTGAGTTGCTTCGGCTTCTTTCTCAGCAATCAGCTTAGCGAGCGTCTTATGATGAATCTCTTTACCGTCTTCATCGACTGTTGGAATGCCTAGTGCTTCAGCTTGTTCTTTAGTTGACATGATTGACCTCTAAAAAATGCCCCGTTGATACTATCGCAGGGGCTAACATCAGGGAGTATTGATTAGTTAGTGATCAAGAAACTCATTGGCACAAGCTTGCGATCGACAACGCGATCCCAAACAGCCGCAGTTGCCAGTTCAGTTTGCGTGAACGATACAGCAGCAGGCGTACCAGTTTGCTGGAAGCCGAAAGGGTGCAAGATCCAAGTGTTACGCTCCCATAGGGTTTCGATGCCGCCGCCGTTACCTTGAGCAGCTTCGCGTTCAACTTCTACCGGCACTTCAGGAGAGCCAACACCATAACCGAATGCGTTAGCGCCAAAGATTACTGAAGTATACTTGAAGCCGTCAGTCGTGCCAGCAGTTACAGTTAAGCCGTCATCCACGATTACACGTAAGCCCATGTAAGTCGGGATAGTAAGCTGGCCTTGTGAATCAGGAATGAAATCAATGTCGTCATTCTTAACCATTTGAGCCATTACAGCAGAATGCACAGCGATTGCACTTAGAGACGTTGCGGCATCGCCCATTGTGTACACAGCTTCAGTGAAAGCATCACGGTTAAACAATGTAGATGCTGTTTGTCCGGCGATGGATTCAGAAGCGACGTTAATGCGCATGTCGCCAGAATCATTCGCTACGTTGTCAGCCAAAACACCGTTAGTGGCTGCGATTAATCGACGCTGCCATTGACGCTCGAAATACATTGAAGTCTTAGCGCGCACAGCTTCCATTGCAGTTCCGCCCATAGCCAATTCACTAGCTAGGTCGGCAGCTTGCCAGCCTTGGTTAACAAATGCTTTACGTGCAATTTGCTCGCCCTGCACAATCTTTTGAGGGGTTGCTGTATTCGCTGGGTTGTCGTCGGAGTAGTTAACTTCAACAGAGCCGTCCAAGTCATTCCAGAACGGTAGCTCAGCAGTTTTACCGGCAGCAGACGCAAGCGAGTCCAATAGACCGTTACGATTTACAATGCCAGATTGGAATAAGGCCGTTTTTTCAGGGCCATTAAGTTGCGGTAAGTCTTGATAGACAACCACGTCGATAATGTCAGATAGGCGGGTAGTAGCCATAGTTTAGTACCTTTATTTAGTTGTC